TCGAAACGGTTGAGGCACACCTTGATTGCCTTCACACGGTCAGAGAAGATGCTGTAAGCACGGATGATGTGGACGAGACGACGGGTGGAGATCACTTCATCGACACCACCATCCTTGAAAGTCTTACGGATGATGTCTGCCCATGCAACAAGATTCTTAATGTAATCATCGTCACAGCACTGCAACTCAGCACAGTAGTTGTTGAGCATCTTAGTCTCAATAGAAGGAGCGGGATAGTCCTGCTCAAAGGTCACAGGGAAACGCTCAAGGAATGCCTCATTGAGCACGTTGGTGCCAACGAAACGACCGTCATCGCTACCCTTACCCTTGGTGTTAGCAGTAGCAAAGATGTTGAATCCAGGTGCAGGTGTGACCTGACGACCAATCTTCTTAAGGAAGACACCCTTGCCCTCAAGGATAGACTGCAGGCAGAGGATCTTGTTAGACGCAAGGTCAATCTCGTCAAGCAGCAGGACAGCACCACGCTCAAGTGCTTCGATCACAGGACCGTTGTGCCATACAGTGTTACCATCGACAAGACGGAAACCACCGATAAGATCGTCTTCATCAGTTTCTACAGTGATGTTGACACGGACCAACTCACGTCCGAGTTGAGCACACGCTTGCTCTACTCCGAGAGTCTTGCCGTTTCCAGAAAGTCCAGTAATAAAAGTTGGGTAGAAAATCTTGGATTTAATAATCTTCTTAAGATCTGTAGCGTTGCCAAAGGGTACATAATTGGCATCCTTGGAAGGGATAAGAGATTCAGTCTGCTTCACGACAGTTTCAAGTTGCTCACGCACTTCCTGCACTGAGAGATTCCACTTGCCGATACCTGCTTTGTGATTCTTGAGACGCTTCTTAACAGTGGCAAAGGAGCAAGAGAAGTGCTCAGCAGCACCAAGCAATTCCGTGGTGCCGACCTCCTCGCCATGCTTGGCGGAAAGATAGTTAATGATGTCGTCGGTGGTCACGGGGTGTGGTGCGAAAGTCATGTGTTTCTTTGTTGTGTATACAGTTATTATACACAGGTGAGGGGGGAATGGTAGTCCACCCATGACGGTTTTCTATCTGGCACACGCAGGTAGTTGGTTGCCACCCATGGTTTACTTGCCACATACCGTTGGTATGCAGTGATAGTATCAATGTCTTCGTCATACTTCCACTGATCGGGCATTGCACGAGCGAATGGAGTGTGATCTTCAGGACAACCTGACTGGTATGTTAATGCACAAAGGTGGATTGTTGGTTGACATGCGTGTGTCTTACCGTATCTATATGTATACTCTTCGCATAGAGAAATACCATGCTGCATCAACCACTGAATGTTATCGTCAGATTCTGCTACCCATTTAGTGCATGGATGGTTACGAAATGCACCCTTCTCTGTACGATAAGGAGTCCCATCCTTTTTGAGGACAGGACCAGTATTGAGATACCATTTACTGAATACCACTGCGAGCATTTGACAACACTCCAGTGGCATCTTAACAATGTGTTTGTCTGGCAGCATAGTCGCTGCCAAGACTGGATCTTCATCCACTGCAAAGATATTCATGCAATTTGAGTGATAAAGGACGAAAGAATACGCTTGTTGTTTGCTTTTGCGTTAAGAGTCTTCTTGAAGGCACGAGTGATCTGTGCCTTGGTTGCATCTTCCTGCACTTCAAACTCTACATCATCATTCAACTTGTTGCTTTGGATAAGAAACAACTCTTGATAACCCATGATAGGTGCTGATGTTGCTTTCTGCTTTTTGAATACAGCAGAGCAAGCATTCTTCTGTGCCTGAGTAAGATCGTTGAAGTTGTTGATGATGTAACCAATGTCACGAGCACTGCCGAGACGGAAACCAGTGAAGTTACACTGTGGGAAACGACCCTTCATGTAACGGAGGATAGATTCAGTCATGTAGTTACCCCACTTAGGAAGGTTGTAAGTACGACCAGTCTTACGGCAACGAATAGCAGTGTTTGGTGCCATGGCAGAGCGATGAATCTCATCATCATAGGAAGATTTTGTCCAGTATCCAGACCAGTTGCTCTCACCATCAGACAGAATAGTGACGTGGCACTTCTCAACACTATGCTTAGTAGAGAATTGAGGAATGATGGTCTGGAGTGACATGATTGCCTCGTTTAGAGGGGTGCCACCGAGCATCAGGTGACCAGGCACAGCATCAGGGACAGGACGCTCAAGGAATGGATTGCGGTTGCCGTAGCGTTGCTCATACATCTGAGTCACACGGAAGAGATTCCTAGCATAGCGGTCAAAAACACTGTTACTAAGGTCTCCATTGAGGAATTCAAGGAGATGGAAGTGCTTGCCGATGTAGAAAGTATTTTCCTTGCCAACATGCTCATCGTAGTCACGGATGTCACCGTATGATGCATCATTTACGAAAGCAAAAACACTGAATGGGATGCCTGCTTTGCGACAGAAGAAGCAAAGTGATAGCAGTTGCTTGTAGGTATCATGGATAACTTCTGCCATGGACCCTGACCAATCAAGGAGAAAGATCAGACCATGATTCTTGCCATCAGGACGGATAGTAACCTTCTTGAAGAGGTCTTCATTATAAAGATACTGGTGAAGTTTGGCAGTGTCAAGTACACCAGTCTTAGAGATGGACTCGCGAGCATGTGATGCAGCAGACTTCTTCATCTCAAACTCTTTCTGGAGGTATGAGACCTCACGGGTGCAAGATTTCTTGAAATCGTTGTAGTTTTGGTCAGCAACAGTGAAGTCAATCGGAGTCTCTGGCAAGACAGGGTGCCGCCACTCAGACCAGTATTGCTCAGAGATTTTGTTGATGGTTTTAGGACTGATAACAACGTGATCTGGGTCAATATCAGGGACCTCAACATACTTTGACTGAGCGTATTCGTTGTGGGATGCAATGTCCTCTAGTGCCTCTGCCAATGACTGATCAGTCATTGCCTCTTCACCTCCCTGACGGGTGTATGAAGGGGTTTCAAGGTCAGCATCCTGATTACCTTCGCTATCACCCCCTTCCTCTTGCTCATCATCACCTTCGTCAGATTCGTCAGAAGGTTGCTCATCTTGTGCCTCTTGCTGGTCGCTGCCACCACCAGAATTGTTGTCTACTTCAGGCAAATCAGCGATTTTCTGCTGCTCTTTCTCTGCATTTTCAAACTCTTTGATAGCGACAGCAGCATCGATAGCATCTTGGAAAGTCTCTGCCTCACCTACTGCATCGCGAAGAGGAATCTCCTCTGCAGTGAAGGGCATAAAGGCATTTGCACCCAGTTTGTAGTAAAGATTGATGCGATCGATCAGTTTAAGAGTCTCAACGTTGATCTCCTTGACGCTGAAGAAATCATCCTCGTGAAGTTGCTTGTATCCACCGTAGAAATCCTTGGAAATACCTGCAAATTTACGCTTCATCAACTTCTCAATGCGAGCATCCTCGGTCACATTGACATAGGACTTAGGGCAGGGAAGATTTTCCAAAACGTCATCGTCTGGAGTGAAGAGAGCGTGTCCTACTTCGTGTGCAACCAGCAGATTGAAGACAATTTCCTTAGCATTCCAGATGGGGAGAGTCAGGACGCGGCGATGCACGTCGAAGGATGCGGTGCTCACTGCCTTGTGCTCAACAACAAGGTTTTCAGTGGCGAGGAGTTTGGCGAGAGTGCCTTTGACTTCTTGTACGGTCATGCGTTTC